AGGCGAAAAAGACGCAAGTGTCGAGAATGGTAATTCTGATATTGCGTCCATTCCTAACATGGTTGTTCCTTAGTATTGGACAGCAGTTGTGCCAAAAACGCTTGCAGGCTGGTTGTACATTTCCATCCACTCAACATTAACGGTCAAGTTAATGACACCAGCGGCACCCATAAGAATAACGTTTTGAATTTCAAAACCTTCGTTAGGTGCAAGAGTTAAAGGGTAATCACCAAACTGATGTTGATAAATTGGATATGAAGAAAATGCCTGACGGTCAGATGTGGTCTGAGCAGCAAAAGCATTTACATAGCCAATTGGGTTTGTATCTGGAACACGAGTACCAGCAGTCAAAGCAGCAGTAGAAGCAATACGAATATCACCACCAGTGGTAAAAGCAGTAGGAGCGCCTACTGTCTTAAACTTATACATATTCTGTGCCGCTGCGGCCGTAGGAGTTAATGCCGTACCGCCAGATGCTGCAACAGTAACGTTTCTGTTAACAAACATTGAATATTGCAATGGCTGTGCTGTAGTAAAAAGCGTGTTTATAGAAAACCCAACTTCTACGCGACGGATTTGACACACAAGGTTGGAGTTCGCTGGCGCCCAACGAAAAGCAAAAACAGTACCGGCAGCAGCCACAGTAGTTAACGAACCGCTAACACCTGAGATTCCATAGCTACCAAGAATTTCGGGCGGACGTTCTGCATTACGCAGGGCCAACATTGTTGGGTCAATGGTAGTAAGTGTACTTCCAATTACACCAGATTGAATAATTGCCATTTGTCCGCCCTGTATTCTTAATAAGCGATTGCGTTACCAGTGGTAGCAGCAAGTTCCATCCACTCAACCATAACGGTCAAGTTGATAACACCAGTTGCACCCATCGCAATGTTGCTTTGAATTTCAAAGCCTTCGTTGGTTGCGAGGATGAGCGGGTAGTCGCCCGGCTGGTGTTGGAAAATCGGCTGCGAAATCAAAGTGGTACCGATTGCAGTCGAGGAACCTTGAACGTAACCAATCGGGTTGGTATCAAGGGTACGGGTACCGGCAGTAATAGCCGCAGTAGAAGCAATACGAATATCACCAGCAGTAGCAAATGCACTGTTGGGCATTGCAGTACGCATCTTGCCGCTGTTTGCTGCGGTAAACAGCAACTGGGTACCAGCAGTCGGGCTGACAGAGTAGCTGCGAGCAATAATCATCGAATACGACAAAGCCTGCGCAGTACCGAATGCGGTAGTGGTCGAGAAGCCAACTTCAACACGACGAATCATGCAAAGTTGAGTCGATGTGGAGGGCGCCCAACGTAAAGAGAAAACGGTAGCACCGGCAGAAGTACCGGTCAGCAAACCGGAAACAGCACCAATTTGATAAGCACCAAGAATTTCCGGCGGACGCTCCGAAATGCGAGCCGCAAGCATCGTCGGGTCTACGGTCATTGTGGTGCTACTAGAAGCACCCGATTGAATAATTGCCATTTAAATTAACTCCTTGATTAACTGAGGGTATAAGAAATAGTACGACCCCCAGCAATATAACCGGGGCTTGCGTCAAGATAAATCGCTGCAATGCCTGACGCAGGACAGTTTGCAGAAATTTTAACACCGTCCATTTCCAACTCATCACCACTTGACGAAATCAAAGTAACAGGCACCGAGAAACCAGAACCTGCACCGCCAAGGTTTGTGTTAGATGCAGACAAGCTATCACCGTAGGCATAACCAGTACCAAAGGTGGTAGAAACCGTACCAACGGTAAACACAAAACCAGAACCCGCGCCACCAAGGAAGGTGTTTGTTGCGCTTAAAGTGTTGGTGGCCGTGTATCCAACTCCAGTACCAGTTGCAGCGATTGAAACCGCAGTAACGGCACCGCCGGAAACAGTAATGTTTGCAATTGCGTTGAGACCGCTACCGCCGGTCAGTGGCACGTTGTTATAGGTACCGTTCGTATAACCAGAACCACCGTTAGTAATAGTTCCAGTAGAGAAGGCGCCAATGTTTTGATACAGCGACACCGAAGTCACGACACCACCGCTGACAACAACTTGAGATGCGGTTGCGCCAGTACCAGTACCGCCAGTAAGCGGGACGTTGTAATAAGTGGAGCTACCATAACCAGAACCACCAGTAATGGTTCCAAGTGCAATCAAGGTGTTGGTACCGCGACCATTCATAATTGCGTTGATGTTTGATGCAGTCGTGATACCAGATTGCAAGAAGTAGAACGTACCTGATTGAATCGGGGTCGTGCCAATGTTAATTGTTGCAACAGTGTTAGCAGCGGCAGTGGTTTGGGTGGTTCCATCCGGGAACTTAAAGCCACCAGTGGTTGATTCAACTGTTCCCGCAACGCGAACCTTTGACGTGCCCGCACCATCAGAAGTGGTACCAACCAAGAAGTTATTGGTGGTGGGCGAGAACCGAGCAATTTCGTTTGCAGCAAGCGTACCGCCTTGGAAAAACTTTATGTTTTTAGCAGCAGTTGCCGTACCAAGTGCGATATTGCCTGTTTGCACATAAACGTAACCATCATTGGCACCGGCAATCGTAAACGTAGCATCCGTAAAACCGGAGCTATTGATGCCCATGTCAATGAAGTAGTTGGTGTCAGTACCGTTATCAGCAGTTGCAACAAAGTCTGTAGATGCTCCTGTGCCAGAGTTTGTATTTTGATATTGAAGCTGTGAGAACGAGTTTACGTTTCCAAAAAACGATGCAACAGAGTTTGACAGTGGCGTTCCCGTAACGCCGTTGTTTACGTTAAACGGGCTGTTGCTTGAGTTGGTGATTGTTACAGCACCAGAAGAAGTCAAACTTGCAACAGAAACGTTGGAAGTTGTCGCGTCCTGATTAACGCTTTTGCTTGCCGGGTATGTACAAAACACATTCTTTGTACCGGCACCAAAGTTAACCAGAGTATTTGAGTTGGAAGACACAAATACAGTAGTTCTAGTTAGTACGTTACCAGCAAGGTTTACAGAACCATAGCCCGTTTCAAATTCGCCACTGCTTTGGTTAACAATGGCATAGTAAGTTTGGTTGTTTGCAATACCAGCGGCAGTAAATGATTGAAAGCCGGTAGATGCACCAAGCAACGCGAATGTTCCGGTACCCGTAGATGTCGAAGTTTCTAATACTCGGTCATTAAGAACTAGTGCCATTTTGTTCCCCTATCAAGCAATACGAAGAACTGCATTAGTTGAAGATGCAGTGGGGAATGTGATGGTAAATGTTCCGGCAATAACCGTTTTATCTGAACCGAAATCAAATGCCGCAACTGCTTTATTTCCTTGGGTAGCGTTATAAATTAATGCGCCACGCGTAGTGAAGCTGGCGCCAGTCCAGTTTGTATCAGCAAAAGAAAGATATGCAGTTGTACCGCCGGAGGTCGGTGATTGGGAAATAGTTAGCGTATTTCCACCTGCCGTATATCCAGTACCGGAAATTTCATTTGTCGTGGTGTAAGCGGTCGTTGTTGCATCAATAGTTGCAGACGATGTATACAGGGCAATCTTGAAAGTATCTGCTGCCGTTGAAGCCCGAACCACACCAGTCCCAAAGTTGTGAATTCCGTCAAGAATTTCAACTTTGAAACTTGTGCACATCCCTTGAGTAATTGCCATACCTATCTCCTAATCAATTTACAGGAACCCGAACCTGACCAGAACGATAGGCGTCTTGGCGTTCCTTGCCGTCACTCAACTGCTTGTACAGCGCCAAGGCTTCATCATATCGTGACTTATATTCTGCGAGCAGTTGAGGCTCACCCTTCATATAAGTATATGCTTCAAGCAGAGAACCGTACAGAAGAACAGAATCAAAGTTGTCGCCAAGCCAAGATGTACCAGCAGTAACAATTGATTCCGGATAATAAAAATAATGCAACTCAACAACATAACTTTGGTCAGGAGTTGGTGCGACCATTAACGTAAAACTTTTTGGACTTGTTGGAACATTAAATCCAGTATTAGAACCAAACAAAGCATAATATTGCGGAACACCAGTATCAGTTGGTGATGGATAAGATTCACGCAAAAAATTTACATCTTTGTTTAATAAAAACGCTTGCGGACTGTCATTACCCAACGACGGGGTTGTATAAACAGCCAAAGAAAAAACAGATAAAAAATTTGATGGCAAATTCAAATATTTGTTATTTGCCGTAAATGAACCATTAACGTTTTTTCTTAATGCTGGCGGTTGTGCAACGTTATAAATTCGTTGCTCTGCCTGTTGAATAAACGTATTTACTTGTTCAACACTTGTAACAGTCGTGCCGCTAGCAACCCCAGAGGTATTTGTAAAAGATATACTTGGGAAGTCGTTTTCTACATACGACTTGATTGTGTCAAATAAGTCTGAATAGTTCATAGTTAAGCCATCGGGCCGCGAGCCTTGGTACCCTTAGTAGCAGCGCCACAACCACGGATTTCAATGCCATCTGTCTTTGCCGGTGCATAGCCATCACGAATGATGTTGCCAACCGACATATTCACATCGCTGGCCTTGTAGCGATTGCCACCTTCGTAGCCGCTATCCTTAAGGTCAACACCAGCCTTGCCGTCCATAGTATGAGGTTCTGCATAGACTTCGGCAGAGCCTACTTCCTTGCCACCTTTTTTCATACTGAACTTAGCCATTATCGACCCCGCGACGAAGTGCGTTGATTGATGACCTTAGCCATGCCGCGACCATACTTCTTCATATCCAGATTGGTCTTGCCGCCTTTGGCGAAGCCCTTGCCGTGCATACGCTTTTCATGACCCTTTACGGCCTTTTCAGCTTCCGTATCGGCAATTTTTTTGACTTCCTTCTTGTCCATTTTGGACTCCTACGAAATAGTTACAGTTAATGTTCCAACTTGCCCTTGTGCAACCAGATTATTTGGAGTTAGACCATTATCATCTGCTCTAGCACCACCAACCGGATTCCAGCCCCATTGTATAATTCTACTACCTTCGCCCTGATTTCCAGAAACATAATAGCTTGTATCTGGTCTTGGTTGACGAACGGCTTGCGGGTCATTAACCGGATACATACCAATCTGCAATTGCGGTTGGTCTGGTTCCCAACATTGCGGACAAACACGAATATTCGTCAGCTTTGTTTTAATCGTCAAATACTTTAAATGCAGCAACTTATAACGGAAGCCGCATCGGTCACATTCCGCGATTGAATGCTTACCAGATGAAAACCTGTTCGGCATTTAATCACCTATAAAACAAGCTACGCGGAACAAATCGAACTGGAGCTTTTTCCCGGTCTTCGTCAGCAGCAAGCTGGAATTGTTGTTCGTAATCAGCATTCAGTTCCATGCGACGTTGCGGGTCAATATTGGGTAGCTTCATTGCAAGGTAGTAGGCAAGGCCAGCAACCATGCAAGGAATGAAACGAAACGGAATGTCTTGAGTCTTGGCGCCGCCATCTCCGGCATCCTGAATACGCCGCATACGCCAATAAACAAACGTATATGTTTGAGAATTATCAGGCGTGGGCCAGACTGTAACGTTGGGAGCATCAATGCCTGTTGTCGGGTCTGTTCCGTCTGGCTGACCACCGGCTGGATAGGTAGCACCAGATTGGCGGTTAATCCACACTTGAACCGGACGGCCGGTGGCATTCTTATTGGGAATAACCGCATAGGTAGTCACACTAATGCGGTTGATGTTGATGTCTGTTTGGTTTTGGCCTGTTCCGGTGCGGATAACATGGTCAACCAAGTCAATCGTATCTATCGGCAAGTCATATGTTGCTACGCCCGGCGTAAGAACAAATGAACCTTGCTCAATCGTCCACAGGTTGATGCCGCGATTGGCCCACTCAATAGTCAGTAAGTTTAAACTTCTACGAGCCGTGCGAAGGTCGTAGCCAGTACGCAACTCAGAACCGCAGCGTTCAAATGCTTCTTCCACTAGATTGTTTAAATCTAGGTTAAATGCGCTGGTTCCAGAAGTTGTCATTTGGTTTTCCTATACGGAGCTACTTTTTTTGCTATGCCTTTGGGCTGTGCTACGAATTGCTTTCCTGACTTCTTTCCCGCTCTTTTTGCTCTAGTCGTAGCAGCATATTCTGACGGAGATAACGACTTAATCGCTGCCTCCGGTAAGTATCGTTCGCCTGTGGCTTTTGAGCCTTGCGTTGACGGTTTACCACTTTTAGTTCTCCACTTCTGGTCAGTCCACGCCTTTAAAGAACGCTG